TGGCCGCATCGGGCGACTACTCGAATCTGGCCGCATCGGGCGACTCCTCGAATCTGGCCGCATCGGGCGACTCCTCGAAGCTGGCCGCATCGGGCGACTCCTCGAAGCTGGCCGCATCGGGCGACTACTCGAATCTGGCCGCATCGGGCGACTACTCGAATCTGGCCGCATCGGGCGACTCCTCGAATCTGGCCGCATCGGGCGACTCCTCGAAGCTGGCCGCATCGGGCGACTCCTCGAAGCTGGCCGCATCGGGCGACTCCTCGAAGCTGGCCGCATCGGGCAAAAAATCAATCGCTGTCGCCTCCGGAATTAACAGCCAAGCCTCTGCTGGCGAAGACGGATGCATTGCATTGGCATGGTGGGATGAGATAGCAGAGCGCTACCGCATGGAAGTCGCCTACGTCGGTGAGGACGGCATCGAGCCGAATGTCGCCTACAAGCTGGACGACAACCACAAGTTTGTTAAGGCGTGAGGCGGACATGCAAAACGTCAATCCGATCTTCCAGCTAGCCCTTTCCGTCCACGCACCCGCAGTGCGCTACACGGAGCGCAAGCAAGGCACTGGCGGCGTCTACACGTTCCGTGGCTATGACGCTGACCAAGTTCGCATGGCAGCACTGGATAAGAAGCACGCCATCGACTACATGCGCGATCCCGCTATTTCGGCACAGTACCAAGACGGCGATGAGTTCGTCGTAGAGCTGCGCTACTACGGACTGGACTAAGCCATGACACCCGCAAATCCTGATCGAGATCGGCATCTACACGGCTGTGGTGATTGTTGTGGCTGTGTCGCTTGCCTTCGTACTTGCTTCGGTAGGCGATGACTTTATAGAGCAGTTTCAAGACGAGCAAGACGATGAGCGCGCGCAGAAGCGGCGCTACTGATGAGGGGATGAAGATGGATCACGGGTATCTGAACCTTCCGCTCAAGAAGCGCATGGGCAACATCGATAAGCAGTTTGATGACTACAAACGCGAGCAAGCCCGCGCACGTGAAGCCAGCGCAAAGGCATCGCGTGCCGCGTTCAAGGTGGAGCGCGCAAACGCCAAGCGCATCTTGGGCGCAATCATTGATGCGCCTGGATTGCTCGATGCGCAAGCGGCCAAGCGCGGCATCAAGCGAAGCGAATTGCTAGCGCTGCTCAAAGGCATCGCCAGCACAAAGCCGAAGTACATGGCCGTTTTTGAGCGCGAGTGGCTTTCCGCCTAACCGCCGCCACTGAACAACCAGCAGGGGATGAGACATGGACATGAAGTACACACCGGGGCCGTGGAAGCGCAACCACCTGACCGTCAAAGACCGGCGCGGCATGGTGATTGCCGAGGTAAAGCCTCCGCACCACATGCTGAAAGGTCGTGAGCGCAACGAAGACATGGAATGGTGCATTGGAAATGCAAACGCAATTTCCGCGATTCCCGATTTGCTTGAAGCAACAGCGGCCGCCATGCAATGCATCGGCGAACTGTCACCTACGCAAGCACGCGTCGAAGTGATGCAAATGCTTGAAGCGGCGCTCTCCAAAGCCAAGGGAGCCTGAAATGCATCTATCCGACACCGAAGCCGCGCAGCGCGTGGCAGACAACGACAACTTGGTGGGGGAGTTGGTGGAGGCCATCAACATCCTTCTCGTCTGCATGAAATTGGCCGGGTGGGAGGGTGATTGGGCGGCGGTCAACGCCCGCGCAGTTCTCGCCAAAGCCCAAGGAGCGCAGCAATGACGCCAGGTGAAGTTCGATGGGTACAGGGCGCTGTAGTGATCCTGCTGGACAACCCAGTGGACATGAAACAGCTAGTCCGAGACACCGATTACGCGCTGCTGGACATGATGGGGAAGATCAAGCATCGCGGGGATGGGTTGCCAGCGGTAACGAAATGGCCGAACGCAAAAGGCTGGCCGTTCAAGCATTAACGCTACGCCCGGCGTAATGGGCGCTCTGTGAAGGAGATTGCCGCGCAAGCGGTGCAGGCACCGTCCGGGGGCCAGCCTTAAGAACAATCTCCTTCCCAGAGGGTGAAGACTGCGCGGATGGCGCACCAATCCATATGCAAAGAGAGTTGGAAATCAGCATCGGCCACCCTCTACCAACAGGAGACCGCAATGCAATTCTCGAAAGACATTCGGCACTACAGCAGCACGCCGCGTTCGCTGAGTTCTTCCAAGTTTGGGCCGTATGCGCGACTCAGCGTAGAGCGCCGCAAGAGCATCAAGAACAAGGCGATGGACTGGGCATGTGTCATCGGCTTGGGGATGTGCATTGGAGTCATGTGGTACGTCACCGTCGGCTTGCGAGCCTGACATGGACCACGACGACGCGGCAGAGATATTGAACTGGTACGAGGAAAATAGAGATGAACGCAATCGCAGAGTTGCCGCAAATGCAGCTCATGTCAGCGGACCAGATGCGGGAACGCATCAACGCCGTGCAAAAGGTCATGGGCGCCGTCATGAAGGACGGGACGCATTTCGGGACGATCCCGGGGACGCAGAAACCGACGCTCTACAAAGCGGGCTCTGAGGTCTTGCTGACCACATTCCATATGGGTCTGCGCTTGGAGATTGAAGACCTGTCCGACAGCGATTGCATCCGTTACCGCGTCAAGGCCATTGGGTTCCATCAGCCTACCGGCACCGCCGTTGGCGAAGGCATCGGGGAATGCTCGACCGGGGAAGAAAAATACAAGTGGCGCACCGCCGTGTGCGAAGAAGAATTCGATTTCTTTCCGGAATCTCGCAAGCGCGTGAAGTTTCAGAAGGTTTGGAACAAAGGCCAGCGCCGTTACGACTTCATGCAAATCAAGCAAGTGCGTACCGAACCTGCCGACCTTGCAAACACGGTCCTGAAGATGGCAAAGAAGCGGGCACAAATCGATTTCACGCTGACCGCTCTGGGCGCATCGGACATTTTCACGCAAGACATCGAAGACCTGCCGGAAGAGCTTCGCCCAGCGGCTGATGATGACGGCAATCCTGTGCAGCCCGGAAACCCGATTGAGCATCCGGCCATGAAAGAAGCCAAGTCTGTGCAGGATCTGGCAAAGATCATGAACACGCTAAAGGCAGACGAGCGCAGGAAGTACCTGCCGTATTTCCAAGTTCGCCAAAAGGAACTGAGCGAGGCCAGCAATGGAACAACGGACTGATGAATGGTATGCGGCTCGCTTGGGCCTCGCCACTGCGAGCAACTTCGGAAAGGTTCTAGCGAAGATCAAAACGGGCGAGGCCGCAGACCGCCGCAATTACCGTGCGCAGTTGGTGATTGAGCGCCTTACTGGAAACCGCCAGGAAGGCTACAGCAACGCTGCAATGCAGTGGGGCACAGAGCAAGAGCCGTTCGCCCGCATTGCCTACATGGCTGATCGCGGTGTGGACGTGCAAGAGGTGGGTTTTATCCAGCACGAAACGCTGATGGCCGGATGCTCGCCTGATGGCCTGATTGGTGCTGATGGCCTGATCGAAATCAAGTGCCCAGTTTCGGCAACGCACATTGAAACGCTCAAGACACAACACATGCCGCTTGAGCACATGCCGCAGGTGCAAGGGCAGATGTGGATCGCGGGGCGAGAGTGGTGCGATTTCGTGAGTTATGACCCGCGCATGCCAGAGAAACTTCAGATGTTCGTGCAGCGCATCCCGAGGGACGAACAGTACATCAAGGCACTGTCGTTTGAGATTGAGCGCTTCCTTGAAGAAGTCGCGGCAGAAGTTACCGCACTCCAAAAAATCGCAGCGTAAGGAATAGAAATGGCATCTGTCAACAAAGTCATCATCGTCGGCAATCTCGGCGCCGATCCTGAAACGCGTTACATGCCCAGCGGCGACGCTGTCACCAACATTCGCGTGGCAACCACCGACCGCTACAAGGACAAGGCCAGCGGCGAAATGAAGGAAGCCACCGAGTGGCACCGCATCGCCTTCTTCGGAAAGCTGGCAGAAATCGCAGGCCAGTACCTGAAGAAAGGCTCGCCGGTCTACATCGAAGGCAAACTGAAAACGCGTCAGTGGGAAAAAGACGGCCAGAAGCAGTACAGCACCGAGATCGTTGCCGAGCAGATGCAGATGCTGGGCGGCCGTCATGGCGGGCAGTCCGGCGGTGACGACAGTTCCTTTGGCGAGGGCGCCAACGGAGCCGATCAGCGCTACAACGGCGGGCAGCCGCAAGGTCAACGCCAGCAG